CGAGCTATAGGTGATGTTTGGAAAAAGGCTGGAACAGGTCGCTTTCTAAAAGGAAATACTTTCAAGATTCTTGGTGCTAGGGGTATTATGTTTTTAGATACTATATTCAAACGAATGAAATCAATCATCAAGGGCATTAAAGAATTCGGAGGAAAGATGAAAAGTATTGGAGGAATGATCAAAGGGTTTCTTGTACGTGGTGTGACAAGATTACTAAAACCTTTTAAGGATATAGGAAAAGCATTCGGGGCCGTGGTCAGTTCACTTAAGGGTCTTTCGGGTGGAAAGGGACCATTAAGTAAAATAATGGGATTTATAAAGACAGTGGGAGGATTATTAGATAAATTTAAAGTTTTATTCCGAGCGGTTGGTGTTGGTATAGGTAAATTAATCTTTCCAGTTTTAGCTGCAATAGATTTTATAAGAGGTATTGTGGATAGTTTAAAAACATCAACATTCACAAGTCCAATAGCAAAGGCGATAGATGCATTACTAACAGGTGTTGGATTCGCAGTTGGTGGATTTATTGGAGGTTTGGTAGATTTAATAAAAGATGGAATCTCTTGGTTAACAGAAAAATTAAGATTCGAAGGTCTTTCAGAATGGTTAGATAGTTTCAGTCTTAGAGAAATGATTGAAAGAGGTTTCTCAGATATGGCAGAATTTTTCTCTGAATTATTCACAGATTTTTTACCAGCCTTATTCGAAGGAATTAAGGCAGCGGCGATCCCTGGCGGACAAAGCTTTAATGAAGCATTTCAGGAGCGCTTATCTATGTCAGGTGAAGAATATAAGTCTAAAAAAGAACTTGAAGAATCGGGTGCCTTTGATACTTCAAGCCGTTTTAAAGAGAAAATTAGGCTTCAAGATAAGATAGCACATGAAAAAGAGCAAATCGCTGAAGGTGATTCAAAGGGCGGACTAGTTGGGTTCAGATATGATAGGAAAGCTCGTATCGAAGAACTCCAGGCTGAAATGGATGCTGTAGATGATGAGATTCGAAAAAATCAGTTAAGATTAAACAAATTAAATGGTGAGACATCTCTAGAAAAAATTTCTAATATATCTGGTGCTGAGATGGAAGCAACACAAAATGATACAGCTGATGCTAAAGCCACTCCAGTAGTAGCGCCAACAGGTGTGGTTGCTAATATGCAAAATATTGATAATTCATCTTCATCTGTTGTTAAAACAACTAATATGAATAATCATATTGATCGTACTTCAATGGCAGCCTTTGCACCTGCTTATTAAATAAAAAGGTCGGCACCATTTCTGATGCCGACCTCTGCCATGGAGAGATTCTTAACTCTTAGCTTTGTGCCAACTTGGCAAAATAACTAAGCGTATCTTCATCTCCGTCCGCGACCGGTGTATCCACATTAACGGGTGGAGCTGGGGTCTCAGCTGGGGTTGGAGTTGGTGTTGGAGCAGTATTAATAACTGGCTCACGAGTCACATTTAACTCTGCCACTGTCTTCTCTTGTAGCGTATCGGCAATTTCTTCTTCACCAAGAACATCATAGAGCTTTTTCTTAAGCTCTGCATATGTCTTGTATTTTTCTGGATCAGTAAATTCCTTGAGAGAGTGCACATCATTGAACACAGTCTCAAGCTTTGAATCATCACCATCAAACAGTTCTGTTGATGAATCAAACTCAGATTTGTCATAGTTGCGATAACCTTCAACATTACGAATCTTCAGCTTGAAGTTAGCACCACCCCAAAAATCAAATGGGTTAACTGGTTGCTCATCTTCAAACTGAGGTTGCATCACATCCATAATCTTATCAAAGATTTTCTTACCATACTTGTAAAGGAATACTTTACCTTCATTCTGCGGATTTGCTGAATCAGAAATCACAAGAATGTTAGAAACGTGGTGAAGTCGGCGCTTACGTTGGCGAGCAACTTCTTTATCTGATTCGATACCACTATTCCATAGTTGAGTATTCATTTCACTTACTGGATCTTGTTGACCGATAGAAGTCAAAGACTTTTCGATGTACCATTTTCCAGTTGGGCCCTTGAAGCCATGATCCCAGTAACGAACCCAAGGGAGATCTTCCCCTTCGGCTGCTGGAAGGAAGCGAATAACGGCATAACCATTACCTGCTTTATCTACTGTTGGTGCCCACATGCGATCATCACCATAAGACTTCTTTTCAGAAGTAGACTCTGCAGCCTTGACTAGGTTTGCGATTGCTTGGGCACGTTTTTGTTTTAGTTCTTGGAACGACATATATTATTTTGTATTTTTAGTATTATTTTTAGTATTTCGATGTATTTAACTGTTATAATAGTATTATATCATAGATTCTTCTTTTGTAAACAACGAAAGAAGGTTTTCTTTGATTTTTTTTCTATCAATATTAGTTAAGCTGTTTTTGTATTTCATTGCCATCAGAGCATGATCTCGCTTCATTCCAAGTGGATCATTTAATTCAGACAATAAAGGTTTTATGAAATTGACCATAAGATCAATCATAGAAATGGTTTCAATGTTTATATTTTCCTTACAGAATTCGTTAATCAATATATTTTCGCCATCCTTGCAGGAACACAATTCATTAAAATCATATTCAGAGAGTTTATTTATATCTGTTTTAAATCTATAAGTGAGTGATTCTAATCTTCCTCTCCTAGCGTTAAGATTTGTTTCATTCATGTCCATAACCCAAGAACATCCTGCGATGAAGTTGGAAGTATAGAATTCAATGAGATCTTCTCTAGTCTTATATTTCGAAGCAAGTTTCTCAAATGAATATTTAAATCTCAGCTTCTCATATGACTTAGGGTTCACCCGAGTTTTGAAGTTATATTTGTAAGCATCAAAATTCTCTTGAGTATAGTGTAATTTTAAAGCACTATATATTGTATAAGCTTGGAATCCACTCATCATAGTTCGGCTTCAAAATTACATTCACCATTCATCTTCAATTGATCTAATATCTTTCTACCTAGAATATAGTCAGCATAATCTGAATGATCATTGGGGTGAATGCCACTTAAACTTTCGCCATCAGTACTTTCATAATATTCTTTAACATCATTTAGATCGATGCTGTCCTCAATATTTTTTAATTCATTTTCAATATGTGGAATATCTGATTCATTAAAATGATAGTTGATATATGATGGAGTTCCTTCAAACCCAAATCGATCAGCTGCATATGATGATTGCACCGCGAAGCAAAACTTACCTTCAATGTCTCCTGTATAATATCTTCCCATAGTATTAAAATAATTTAGTTGTATTGTTCTTTATAATATTCCTATCAATCGCCTCTGCTTCAAGCTTGGCTTTCAATGGGCCAGTAATTAATCTTTTGATATCTTGAGGATCAATCATCAACCCTTCACAGATCTCACATATTGCTTCTGCATATGTCATTTTATCTTTATGAACCAATAGTTCTACTTGGTTTCTTAGAGCATCTTTTGTAATGCTTGGTGTAATAACTACGGCTTGTTTCATAATGTTCTTAATAGGATTGTATCTTTATTGATTCGACCATTCACATTCCCTCTCTTTGTTTTCAATTCATCAATTGCTTTTGTAAACTGTCTTTCTGTTTTATTTAATAGAATAGGAATTATATCATCTGGCTTACGGATTGTCAATGAGAAACTCTTCTCTTCATTCCAACCTTTCAGAGTTGTTCCTTTAACATCAATCGGATCATCAGCAACATAAACACCCAGTTTTCGATTCTTTGTGTTGAATGTTAAAATCATTCTTGAACCCGGTACATTCAGTGGTGACACAGATTGAATTCCATAATTATCGTCAGATTCCTTATATTTAAGTTTCTTAACTTGTAATGCTGCAGCCTTCACCTTTTTCTTTCGAGGTTTACGAACCTTTTTATTAGAAGCCGAGTATTTATCAAGTTGAGTGATCATATCTTGAATTGCTTTCAATCGATTACGAATACCAGGCTTAGATAAGAAAGCCCAGCCTTCAATATCAAATTCATTGTCTTTATCAAGAGCATTTTGAAGACTCACATGATATCTCTCAAGCCAAGCATATATCTCTTTTAATCCTTTTACTGGAATAGAGTTTGCCTTCAGAAGTTGAATCAAATTGAGAGAGTCCACCTTTGTCTGCGACTCTGTCCAATCTTTATCATCAATCATTGCCTCCAATTCAGCCAGAATAGTATCATTAACCTTATTAGAAAGCCTTTGAAGTGGAGAAAGGGTTTTCACATCAGAGTCCTCTGTGTTCAATGAGGATTGCGCTTGTGTCTTTACAACATTACGGCGAAGGATAGAATCAATCTCATTCTTAATATACGCTTTATCATCATGTGCTTCCTCATAAGAAAGACCTGGCTTTGTTTCGACATATTCCATCACATCTTCCCGTGTTGGAATCATACCATTATTCATAGCCCTAGCAAGTTTCATTGTTGTAAAACTCACACATCTTTCACCTTCAGATTTGATCGTTTTAATTTCATCTTTAGTATAACCATCTGAAGACATCCATTGCAGTAAGTCATTAAATAAATCTTTAGATGTGCAATAGTAATTGTAGAAATTGAACATTCGAGAACGTTCTTTCATGAACTTTTCAATTGGCCAAGATTCACAACCATCCCATGTTGGTTCTTCTCCAGTGTATTTGTGGTCTACTGCTGAGACTCTACCGTATCGGTCAAAAATTCTACTCTTCATAATTAATATATTGATCTGCTGTATAGCGGGTTAGATTGCTTAACTCCTCATTAATATCATTTTCAGTAGGAGCAGTTGGTTCTAGAGGAACAAAGTCACTTTCGATTTTCTTCGCTTCTCGCTTAGTCTTCTTCTTAGCCTTCTTGGCTAAAGATTTAATTAATTTTAATCGTTCTTCACTTGTCATAATATAGTTTTATATAGATTCTAGTTTAGATGTCAATCAGAAATTTCGTAAAGTTCAAATTTTTCACCGTCTTCGAGCTTGAAACCGTCATTTATCAATTCAATAACTGATTCTGCGGCATAGATCACATCTTCCTCAACAGGTTTGCCATTCTTAGTTAAAATATAATCTATAATTTCTTTATTTAATTTTAATAGTGATCGATTCTTGATTATCCAAAGCACCTTCTCGCCTCAGCTTCTTCAAGAAACGCTTAGCAAATGACATGGCTCTTTTAGAGCTTTCAGTATTATATATCTTAGCGAATGTTTCGATCAACTCTTGTTTTTCAAAGAGTGTATATGTACCATAATCACGGGCCTTACTTGACCAGATTTCAATTGTTACTTCTTTCATATTAGCAACCCATCTCTGGAAGGTATGAATTCAAATAGAACTCTTTAACTTGTTCTTCAGATAACCAAGCCATGAGTTCTGAAAGAACAAATTCTGGGTTTATTTCGTCATTATCGATAATTTCTAGGATATGGTTTGTATATTGTCTTGTCATAATAGGTCTTTCTCAATCTTATATGTATATTATAATCTATTTTGGTCGATTTGTCAATGGTCTTATCTATTTGATAGTCAACGAGTTAGGCTTTCATGATATAAAAATAATAAAAAGTCATAACTTGTTGATGTATAATCACTTAAAGAATAAATGTCGACCGATCTTTGTGGTAAACTCCATTGAAGAAGCCCAATAAGGAGCTTTAATATAGTCAGCGTAATAGTGATCAGCACCATTGGTGTAATTAGTCATCTTTGCTGTGTTCACAATCTTCATTGCTTTATTCCATCGTGGGTGTTTCTGAGCCTTCATAATATTAGACTCAATGTCCTTTCCATTCCAACAAGAGAATTGCCATTTCTGAAGACAAACATCAGCCATTGATTTATTCCTCTTAATAGATCGATTATAAATCACTTCATGAACAGCTTCCATAGCTCCCTCAGAATATTCGCCTCCTGCTTCGAGTATCAACGTGGTGGCAACGATATCTTGGTGTGTTGCTCCAGTTGCGTCTGATACAGCGAGTGCCATGAGTACAGCAGTGACAAATCCCGCTGTGAAGTGTAGCCAGTCTTTTTTAGTTGTTTTCATAGTGCTGTTAGTTTATATTTAATTCCATCTACTTCAACAACTTTGCCTTCGCAGGTATTGGCGGATTTAGGCGTGCCTCGTTTAAAGCCTGTGCTACTCTCGTAGTAAGTCTCTATGCCATCGGCATCACGCTCGAACCTATGCCAGAATCCATTACTGTTCTCATCGTAAGTTCTGTTACCGTCGGCATCGTTAATCTCAATAGGGAATGCAAAATCAATCCCTAGTTCTTTATATGTTTCGCTTAGTTTTTTCATATTTATAATTTAGAGATACAAAGCACCCCATCGGAGTAGCCTATATCGGTTGCGTATCCTGCCTCGATAAAACGTCTCTCCATATCGTGAAGTCTCAGGTGGTAGTGGCACTCTTGGTAGTCGGTTGGTACGTATATGCGAACGACTATTTCGAGCGGTTCGTTTGGGGTCAGCCCCCATCCTATATGTTTTCTTTGAAATGTTATCTTCATAGTGCTGTGTTGGGAATCTTATTTATTTTCGTGTGGTATTTCCACCCTCGCCAGTAAGGAGCTGACATTGTGCGCCTCCTTGAACTCGCTTCAGTTCGTTGAGGGTTATCTTGCCAAGTGCAAAGTCATCCACAGCGTCACACAAAACCTGCATTTCATTTTTCCACCAAGTGCAGTAATCATAATTAGGTTTCTTATAGTTAGAATTGAATGCGGTATCTATCATAGTGCTGTTAATTTATATTCGTCTTTCTCAATCTTATGTATATATTATAATCTATGTTGAAGGATTTGTACATACATATATGTCATTGAGTATCAACGGGTTATGAAATCTGGGAAATTTAATCTTAAAAAATCATAAGTCATTGATACTTAATAATTTAGATAAATAGAGATATGTCAATGCCTAACCCAGATCCTAGTATAGAATTAGATCCATGTAGAACATACTATTCACCTTCATATATTTCTACTGATGATTATGATAACCCTGCAGATGTTCCAAATGATTCATTCTTACATACATTCAGTGTCACTCTAGTAAATGAGGCTGAAGAACCTGGAGCGATAAGAGAAACCATCACCGCTTCTTCGTACACCTGCACAGACACTGAAGATAGTGGTACTTCTATTGTCAATAATGGCGATCACACATACACATATTCTGGAATATATACTATCGAGTCTTTTCCAAATATTTCTATGACTTTTCGTACAGATTTTGAAAACAATATAGATGAAACAATTACAGGCTGGCCGCCATCTGATATCAGGGCAAAGGATATGCATAATATTTCACTTGATTCTCGTAATGAAAGAACCTACAACATTTCAATAACATGGAATATTCAAACAGAAACATATAATGGATCTGAATGGGAAATAACAGATTCTGGAACTAACTACTCATATGTGTGGTATAAAGACGCCGTAAACAAGACTGGCCATTTCTTTGCAACTCTTTTAGGAGATTATCTCAATGGATCTTGAAAAAACAGAATTATCAGACGTAATACGTAATACTGAATTTGGTACTTTAACAAATAATATTGTATTAGATGACACTGCAGGTGTTGTTGAAACCGTAACAAATGTTATCATTACGGCTGATATCGAAGATTCAGGTATAACTCTTGATACAACATTATCTTCTGTGTCTGTCTCTGGTTCATATGAGGGTTTATTTAATGACACTGGTAAATATGTATCAAAGGGCTCTTCGGATCTAATTGAAGAACCTATCATATTCACGAGTGTAGATGATTTACCACCTAATAAGGATTTTTATCTGTTTGAGCAAGATCAAGCTCAAAGTAAGACAGTGACATATACTGTAATAATTACATATGATAAGGAAACTACATCATCAGGTGAAGGTTCTCCGCCGCCACCACCAACAGTAATTACAGAAACAGATTTATCCTTTACTGATACATTTACTCATACTGTAAATAATAGCCACACATTAGGATATAATCTTGTTGGTTCTTATTATATATAAATAAAAATATAGTTGATTTTGACAAACAATATCTGTTCTGTATTGATTTGATTAAACCAATTATAATGAAATGTCAATAGACTGT